CTTTAGGGGGTTCTTTCTTTGTCTTTGTCTCTGTCTTATATTCTTCTTTAGGGGGTATGGGGGAGCTTTCTTGAAAAGGTGTCCCTAAAGGGTACCCTAAAGGTATCCCTAAAGGATACCGTAAAGGTGGTATATTTTGCATACCTTTTTGTACACCTTTTATAGAATACGTTGATTTATTGCCTCTTCCATTGCCTTGTTTACATTCAATAAGACCTGCTTGAACTAATCTATTTCGGGCGGACTTGAATACTTTTACAGACACTCCCACGTCAGATGACACCTTTGTATCACTACGTGTCCAGTTATCCTCCCAGCCTAAACGATTCGCAATTTTTAGCAAGTAAAAATAAAGCCTCGTTTCACAGCAGGAAAATTGCCAGCTTTCGTCAAGTTCCCAAAACCTATTGATAAGTTCAATATAAGTCATATCAATTTATAATAATTCCGTAAGACATTGTTTATATAAGGTTGAGGGTCAGCTTTCAGATAATAGCAAACGCTATTAATGAACTCAATCAACCCATGACAAACGACATATACACTGCCATATTTCTCAACTAACGCCTGCCATTCTTTTTGCCCATCAGACTGCGTTCCGGCACGTTTACCTTTTACATGTGGAGTTTTCATCTCTATGCAAAGACTGCTCTTACCACCGCGAGGAAAAAGCAGAATCAAGTCAGCAACACCAGCGATGGCACCTTCATATTTACGCATAGCACCGCTTTTCTTTGTCCTGACGCCGCCGTTTGGTATAGCAAAGAGTAGAGGGCCGACATTGGGAAACGTTTCTCTGAACCAAGTTACACAAATGTGTTGTATCTTGGTTTCAGAATATTTCACCTCCATTTTACGAATATCTTCTTCAGTCATTTTTCTGCTTGTTTTTTGAAATCGTAGCACATTCATTTAGAAGGTCAACGATTTGTTTACACCTGTTCCTGCAACCGACAAAGGATATTATGGTTTCCCATTCAGGACCGAACAACATTTCTTTCTTGTATTCCTGAATATGAGTTCTCTGTCCATTTATAACTAATCTAAATGGCTTCATAATTTATCCCTAAACAAGTCCATTGCAAGATTCACCATATTCTCTTCTACTTGGTCATCCGTTCCGGTTACACCGTTAGCAATGTTCTTCTTTGTTTGAATTACATCATACATATACTTGTCAATAGTATCCTTACCTAAGAAGTAATAGCAGTTAACATTGTTCTTTTGACCGTTACGGTGTGCTCTATCTTCTGCCTGTTCGCAATCACTGAAAGTCCAAGGGAACTCTATAAAAGCAACACGACTGGCAGCAGTCAAAGTAAGCCCGGTACCGCCCGATTTGAAATTCAGAATAATCAGTTTACAATCCGGATTATTTTGGAAAGAGTCAACGGCATATTGCTTTTGGTTGACACTATCGGAACCCGTTACAGTAACAGCTTTAGGAAATTCCTTTTTCAGTTCTGCTACAACTTCTTTCAAGTAACCGAAAAGTATCAGCTTCTCACCACCGTCGATAACATCATGGACAAATTCACAAACAGCCTTGATTTTACCTCTGGCAGATATCTGCTTTAAAAGCTGCATCTGCACCATAACGGCACCATTCATTGATTTCTGCACTTGTTCATCCGAAGCGTTCTTGTACTTCTTCAAGTATTTTACCATATCAGCCTCGGCAGCCTTATACTCTTTGGTGGTAGTGATATCAACTGTCAAGTATTGACGAGTCTTGTCCGGAAGTTGTGTAAGCACCTTTGACTTCTCACGACGAAAGAAGCAAGTATTCCATAGTCGCCAATTCAGCTCTTTAACGTTGGATGCCTGTTTGGGACCATCACAATATCTTTCAACATACCGGCTATAACCTCCAAAGTCCTCTAATCGACCTAATATTTTTAGCTGTTGTAGCAAGTCTGTATTATTGTTAACAACAGGAGTACCGGTCAATGCGAATATATAACGTTTACCTTTGCAGATACCTTCAACATATTTGCTCTGTTGAGTTTTACTTGATTTGCATTTATGAGATTCGTCAATGATAACAGACCTAAACAGAGAGACACGCTGATCGAAAGCAATACTTTTCATTGTAAGCTTGGATTCCTTATTTACAGCTTTTACAAAAAATTTATTAAGCGATTCATAATTAGTAATGAACACCTCACAAAGTGGGTTGCCATCAGACTTTTTACACTCATAAAATGATTGCCAGGACTGTCGGTTTCTGTCATCAAGGATAATCGAATTCATACCTGCGAACTTCTTAAACTCACGCTGCCAGTTTACTTTCAACGCAGCAGGGCAAATTACAAGTACTGGAAAAGACTCACCATAAATGGGCGCTTCCTTATGTGCTTTAACAACTGCACATATGGCTTGCAATGTTTTACCTAACCCGGGCTGGTCTCCGAAAAAACAGCGTTTGTGCTCTATTGCATACTGTACTCCTTCAAGTTGATACTCGTAAGGTTGAAGTAACATATAGTGTTCACCGACAAAAGGTTTCATCGGAGGAATATCATAATTAATATCTTCAGTTACCTCACGTTCCTTGACAGTAGAACAATAACGCATCTGAACAGCCCATTGCGCAAAAGCTCTCACATACCAATTCGCATCACGTCCAATAGGATAACGCGTATCATTGATACTAACAAGCCACGCCCGGTCTGTTCCGTCATAGCGTGGCTTACTTGGTATCATCTTTATGACCTCGACCAACTTTGGGTGATACTCGAACTGAATCCGGTACAGATTGGGCGTCTTAGTCACATAAATTGGTTTCATGAAGCAGGTTCTAATACTAATTCATGATGTTCAACTGTTGAACATATCCCGTTATCTTCACCATCTTCATTCATTGCATCAGCAGCTTCATCAACCTTGTCAAACGGATCCTCACCATCTTTAAATTCAAATTCCCTTTGAATCTCCGAACATTTATTCTCTGTAACATAAAGCTCTGCTTCATACAAGAAATTATAAACCGCATCACGAAACTCCTCACAATGCACATACGATTCATTGTCCGGATCGAAACCGATACCAGGAGAACAAAGATTAAGGACTTTGCTCGTCATAAGGGTTCGCTTACCTGTCAACACACAAACCTCAAAAGAAGAATCACCACCAATGCTAACGCCGGTTACATTGAACTTTTTGAAGAACTCATCTTCAAGACATGACTCTGGACGTTCCCAATTAATGTACTGGGATTCTTTCTGTTCTGTAATATCGACAATGTAGGGTATGAGCTTGTTTAGCGAATCCTTCAAATCCGGATGAACAGGATTAATCCCCTTGAAAACAATATCGTTTCCTTCCTTGTCTGCATAGACCACTTCAAGACATCCCTTTTTGGTCAATTTTGCTTTTGAAATATTCAAATCCATTTTAATTAAACTTTGAGTTAATACTTACCTATGCAGGTATTCATTAATAAAATCTTTATAGTACTGGTCAACAGGCAATGGCAAATTGATTCCTAATTCGGTGGCAGCATCAGCCTGAACCTTATCCATGAAAGTTTTCATTTGGATCGTATTCAATTTAGAAGTACTTCCAACAACCGAAACAATATTTCCATTCATACATATTTGCCGTGGAAGAAACTTCCGGCAATAGTAATCATGTACATCCAACTTATCCGTGCCTGTCTCCCTCTCAATACAGGCAAACCACAGCCACATGAGCGCGTTCTGCGACAGGGTACGTGGTTCTACCTTTCTCTTGATGCTTACAGTGTAAGTTCCATTCTTGAGCGTGGAACAGAGGTAGTCAAACGACTTATCCATTGTGACTACCCCATTTTGTTTTGTTAGAATAGCTTCTGCCATATCTTAGAATGGTAAATCATCAGGCGGTGGTATCTGTTGATATGGCTGTTGCTGATATGCAGGCTGCTGTACTTGTTGTTGCTGTCTCTGTGTAGGCTGTTGCGTTGGTAACGGTGGTGGTACAGGAGCAGCCTGTTGCTGAACTTTCGGTGTAAGCATCTCAATACTATCAACAAAGACTTCAGTTATGTAACGTTTAACTCCTTTGCTATCGTCATAGTTACGAGTGCGTAACTTACCTTCTATATACAACTTATCTCCTTTATGGACGTACTTCTCAACTATTTCAGCAGTCTTATTCCAAAAAATAAGATTATGCCATTCTGTACGTTCCGGCACTTGGGTTCCATTTTGTAAGGTGTACGCCTTATCTGTTGTGGCAAAAGATAAAGAAGCTACTTTCGCTCCACCGTCCAATGTTCTCACATCCGGGTCTTTACCGGCACGTCCTATAAGAATTACTTTATTAACACTCATTTTCCTTCCTCCCTTATAGTTACACGAATACTATCCGCTTTAGTTGATGTTTTTAAATATTGAGAATATAGTTCCGGGTGATCTTCCTGAAACTTCTTTGCATCAAAACTCTTACCCGTTGAAGAGGGAGTATAGCTAACACGCAGCCGACCGGCATCCCATGATTTAACACCGTTCTCACGCATGGCACTTTTAAGCTGTTCCTTATAACCTTTCTGCACTTCAGCGATATAACTCGCCTGTTCCTCTATATCAATAATAGTATTTACTAATTGCATAGGAATAAGCAGCTTCTCATCGGCTGGAACAGGAGCATTAGGTAAGAACTGTTCACCTTTAATCTCACACTCCAGTAATCTCTTAACCTCTGCATCCGGTTTACGCTCAATCTCAACCAATTCAGATTTATCACCTCGTAGCCAAATTCCAAACAATTTATCAACTTTAATTAGTGGATTTTGAAGTTCAAACAAATAGGCATAAATTGATAACTGCCAACTCAAATACTCACGGTCAAGACTTGCAGTAGTCTTGATGTCGCCAAGGCTGATTTTCTCGTCCTTTTCCCAAACACAATCAATATTCGATGCAAAATATTCATTATCTGAAACAGTGTACTCATTGGCAAAAGCCTTATATCCGGCATTTACTCTTTCCCTGATATAATTAATAGCTTCAATACTCTCGGGTGGTAATCCTGTTACATCAGCAAACTGGCATTGTCCATGAATACGACTGCCTTTTTCAGCAGCTTTTTTCAATATGTATTCTGGAATATCCCTATACTTATTGGGAAATAGTTGCCGGTTTATCATTCCGGTAATACCTTTCAGTTGCTTTTCACCAAGAAAATATGTGTGGTTCTCTTCTGAGAAAACCACACTCGATTTAACCAACTCTATCATGATGCAGGATAAATTTTGCCCATTTCCATACAAGCATTTACAAACTCTTTATCATTTTGCATAGCCGGATTACCATACCATACTTTTTCAAGTTCAGTTCTGCTTTTGACAGCAAGCATGTCAGCAATAGCCTTTTTCAGTTGGGCACTAGTATAAACTGGATTCTTCATACTAGCCAGTGTTTTTGCAGGCTGTTGCGCGTCTTCTTTATCGTGAGTGTTAGTTGCATCACTGTCTTTTGTATCATCAATGCAAAATAGACCGTTAAGAGCATACTTTCTTGCATAAGAAGATGAGGCTCCGGTAATTTGGCTGCCATCCATTCCCTTCTTTGTTTCCTCTTCTCTCGCAAAAGCAGTCACTATTTCTTTTTCCCCTTTTTCGTTGGTTAAAGTGGCAGTTGCTTTTACATAAATTCTATTGCCTACTGGCACCATCTCATCACTGAGAGTTAACGAACACTTTGTTTCAGTCAGAATAGGTTTCACTGACTCAAGAATATCCTCACAACTACGGTATTTGTAACTACCGAACTTATTAAATTGCCCTTTCGGGGCTTTCAGCTTTTGCTGAATGGTTACTAATTCTTTCATAATTCTGAATTAATAGTTTGACTTTTAGTTTATTACATCAGTAAAGGTAATCGTTATTGACAAGTTTAGCAAACAGAAACTTCGCCATTTTAACGCCATTTTCAGGTAGTTAAAAACTGCCTGTACGGTATTGTACAGGCAGAAAAATAAGAAAATGAATAATCCAATGTACCTTATGGAACGGCTACGCTTGAAGGGTGTACGGCTCCCTGATTTATACATAATGTAAATGCTAGTGGACGGAACCGGAGTCGAACCGGTCTTACGGAATATTGGTGCACCTCACCGCAGTTTCAACCAACGATATACATATCCGCCCGATTAATTAAAAAGGTGCACTATCTTCACAGACCGTACACCCCAATCACAAACACAAAACAAAACTCATGAACTACTATAATTTAATAGGATCAAAAGGGTGAATGGCGTGGGGCTCGAACCCACATCACGCATATCTGCGTATGCTGCCAATTACACCAGCCATCCGTTTCAAGTGAACTATTCTCACGAACCATTCACTTAGAACACAAACACAAAATAAAACACGACATTAACTATTAAATAGCACTCTCACGAGCTTCTTGCTTCCGGATAGCCGTTCAAAGCACACCGGAATAGTATAGAACAATTAAAACTCAAATAACAGGGGCTTTAACCCTACAGCGTCCTTTTCGCTGGTAACATTAGTTAAACATAAAAAGAAAAATTCTCTGTGAAGGAACCCGGACTCGAACCAGGATGACAGATTACCTATGTATGACTTTCTTCAATCTATCTGCATACTTGCGTCTACCAATTCCGCCATTCCTTCAGGTCGTAGCCAGACGCTTCCGGCTACATTGATTGAATTGTTATTGATACAAACATAATTTTCCCCCTCACGGGTTACTTAACTCTGATTGAGTTGAGCCGGGAAACGGATTCGAACCGCTGACCTCATGTAGAAACATGCGCTCTAACCAACTGGGCTATCCCGGCAGATGCCCGGCGAACCGGGCTAAATAAACATGACAAATACTAAAATTAAGCAATGCAGACCTTCACAGGCTATCTTTATTTTGTTTCCTATCTTCGTAGTATCGAAAACAGATATAATTCACTGATACGACAGTCACCAATACAAAAGCAGCAATAAATTCTTTCTTGCTAACTTCAATGCTATCTACAAGATACAGTGTTGTCCATAAGGCAATGAACATCATGGCATACTGTATCACTTTAATCTTTTTCATTTCTTCCGTTTTTTAGATTTAACTTTCCTTCCCGCACATCGGCAATGAAGTAATACTTGAGCAGCATTACAATGCCACTTGCCGTTTTGGACATTAGTGGGCTTATCACTTTCAATCTTACCCGCTTCTATAAGATTCATCAATTTCTTTTCCCCACCCACATAATACGCAGACTTATCTTTTCCAAACGTTTCTGTAGAAAACAGACGGAGAATATTATCTAGCAATATTTCAGCCATTTCACCTCTGATCATCTCAACAAGCAAGATAGTTATGCAATTCTAGTTACTATAAACTGCATATTTTTTACATCTGACTTTGTTTTCCAAGCCATTCCTTCAGCTTTTTCTTTATAAAGCCGAGCATTCAATGTATTAGTTACAGACGGTTTCTGAACGATAGGAAATACTTCTATTGCACCAACATCCATACTCCGTAATACATCAATTACGTTACGTCTCTGAATATCCTTTTCCATACTGATTATTAGTTAGTTAATAGTTTTCCCCGCTCCAAGATTATTCGCTAATAAAAAAGGAACGGGGTATTTTCTTATTTTTGAAGTGTCAAATCAAAAAACAAGAAAATGAACAAATTTATTGAGATTACCGAAAACGGTAAACGCATCCTTATCAATCTAGGATGTGTTATTAAAATTGAGGACCATAGAAAACAGTGTATCCTACATTTCATTGATGGAACACCGCCATTAACAATCACTCTTGCTTATGAGAGTTTGAAGTCGATTCTTCAGGATCCCAATCATTCAATCTATGGGTAATTCGCTTAATGGGAATGCCAAAGAAAGTTATCACCTTGTAGCTTTCAAATACTTTCACGCAATCCCTGATAGGTTTCCCTCTTCCCCTATTGATGTCGCCTATCTCTCGAAAGGCGACATCTTTAATTTCAATTATTGCTTTCATATCTCTTTTTTATTGCATCCAACTTATCTGAAAATGCTTGTAAGGCATTCATTAATATCCGGAACATTCCGTATGTAAATAGAGCACTTACCGCACCGAGAACAAATGAAGCTGTTCTTTCTTCAAAATCACTCAACGTAAATGTTGTAATAAAAAAGTAACACGAAGAAACAATAGAAGCGAGTAACATAAGCACCGCCCCTAATATTATTCCAACTATTACAAACTGGAAAAACCTTGTCATAACTCTATATTCTTTAATTAAACATTGAAGCGATGGGCGGATTCGAACCGCCGACCTCTGCTTGTGGTGCTCTTCCGTTAAGCTAAGAGTATTTCTTGAGAGACTCGAACTCTCAACCATCCACCACACACAGCGCTCTAACCTGCCTGAGCTACATCACCTTTATATACATAAAGCAAATACCTCGATTTGCCGACAAACGTCTAACTGATTTAGTTTTACAACGATACGGCTTGACCATTAACCACAGCATTATATCGTTGAGAAGCCCGCCTACGTCAGTAATCCCTTTCGGCATGTGTCGGCTTCCAAAACACCATTTTACCAATATGTCAAAGAACTCTTCTCTGTTGTTCCCAGTCTCCCTTCAAGGGCAGGCTCAAAGACCGGACTGGGTACCGGATAACCGGCGGTTTGGTTTGACTTTAGTGAGGGTTAGAGAATACTTTGGTTGTTCTTCAAAACTATGTCCATTAAGTTTCGTTGCGATTCAATAAATTTCTTCAAATCATCACATTGGGAAACTTTCTCTCTATAAAATCCACGTTCTGATTCTAAATCTCGTTTGAGTTTTTCATTCTCACCTCTCAAAGAGCTGATCAACGCGTCTCGTTCTTCAATCACAGCTTCATATTTGTCTCGCTGTATTTCTAGTTCGGTTCTTTTATCCATTGTTGTATAATTTGATTAATCTCCGACGTAATGTGCACCGTAATGAGTACTATTTGGGTTGTAGTAAGCGGAAGCGGGAATATTAAGGTTATTATATTCCTTGCTAGGTGTAGCTTTGGCAGTCTTGCTCATAGCTTCATGTCTTTCAGCTAAAAATTTATCAGTTCTTGATTTCACTGCTTCCGGTGAGAAACTTTCTTGGAGTTTTGCGAAGCTCCATGCAGATTTTAAACACTCTGAAAATGTTTTTCCACCCTTCTTGTAATTGCGGTGTGCAGACTTCATTATTTGTGATAAATTGTAGCTCATAATCGTTATTTTTTAATTGGTTTTATCAATCATTTTTTGTATGTTTGTATGATTGATTGATTTATGATGCAAATATATCCTCAAATGTGGATATATAAAAATTTAAAACCTATTTTATATCCCCATTTGTGGATATTTAACTTTTGATTGATTATGATAAACAGAATTAAAGAAGTAATAACCTATTCAGGGCTATCAGAGAGGGGATTTGCTATTAAGTGTGGATTAAAGCCCACAACTATTAATAATCAACTGATAGGAAAAAGAGAAATTAGCCTTGCAACAATAATAGCAATTTCATCCTCATTTGAGGAAATTTCCGCAGAATGGTTGTTAAGAGGAACTGGTTCCATGCTCATTCAAAAAGAAGAAACAGAACCAGGAATGGACAAATTGAAAAGTATTGTATATACCATAGCCAATTTGCAGGATGAAATCAATGAGAAGACAATGCTTACCCAACGGCTTTTGGAAGAAAACCAAAAATTAAAGGGTGAACTGGCTATGTTGAAGAACGAACGAAATGTAGGATAAGCATGACCAAAGAACGATTAATTGAAAAGAAAATATATCTAGAACGTAGAAAAGCTCAAAAACGAAATAAACGAGAATCTGCTGCGAAAGGTGTCTTTCCTAGAATGAATATATTTGTATTTACAAGCTTGATTATATTCCTCAAAAAAAAGGGATTTATTTCAAAAGAGTATATCAATAAATCAATTATTGTTCCAAGACATTTTTCATTTGAAGACAACAGTGATGACAGCATTACTTTTTTTAAAATCATGTTATCTTCCTATTTGTTAAGTGATGATTCTATTCTAATTGATTTCTCTGATTGTGAATATATTGACATCCCCAATGCAATGTTCCTTGATATTATTATCAAAGAGCTTAACTTTATTAAATACTCATACAATCTAAAATTCTACAACTGTGTAAAAAAAGTCATTAGATATAAAGAATCAAAATACACTAAAACAAATAAATGCCTTTATGTCTTCAAACTTATAAAAGAAGTAAAAGAAGCCAATAAAGGAGAAGGTTTCTTGTATTTAGGCTTAAAAAAAGGATGGGCAAAAAGAACATCCTATAAGGAAAATAATAAAGGAGCTATATGCAAAGAAGTTAGAGGATTCATAAACTCATCATTAAGAGAATCAAATGCTGTCTTAAATGTAACTGGAGAGAACATAATAGATAAACTATTATCTGAAATCTTTAATAATGCAGAAGATCACAGTATACATAATGAATGGTATGTAAACGGAGTATCATATAAAGAAATTGTCAATGGTGAACCAATAATAGAGTTAAATCTCGGAATCCTCAATTTAGGTTTTTCCATTTCAGAAGGATTCTTTCAAACAAAAGAAAAAAATAAAGAAATGATAGAAGACACAGAGAAGTGGTACGTAAAGCATCATGAACTTATGAAAAAAAACAATAATATATGCTTTGCCAAAGAGGATTTATATACTTTATATTGTTTACAAGAAGGTATTAGTCGATTAAAATATGAAGATGAAAGTAGAGGGAGAGGTACTATGAATTTTCTAAGGGCTTTCATTACTTTAGGAGCTTTTGGAAAAAAGAATCCCCAATACAAACCTCATTTAAATATTATTTCAGGAAGAACTATAATAAACTGTGATAATGAAAGAGGACCATATAAAAAAGATAAATCATTTTTTTTATCTTTGAATCAAGAAAATGATATTAGTATTTTGCCTGATCAAAAATATTTAAAACATATTTACCAGTATTTTCCTGGAACGTTTTTGGAAGTCAAAATCTATCTAAATAAAACATACTTTAAGGAAGTATTACCCCAATAAATATAACAATAATGAAGACTATTAAACTTACAGCTGAACATAGAGGTATAAATAGTACCACTTTTACAGGACGACCACAAGGTAAATCTGTGAGAGGAAGTTTGAATTTGGATCAAGAGGATAAGGACCAAGAAGAAGTTAATATTGAAATACCCAAAGATACAACTTCTTTTAATCCCTCATTTTATCTTGGTTTATTTTATGACAGTATATTAGCACTTAAAGGAGTTGATAACTTTAAAGAGAAATATCATATAATTTATGCTGATAACAACCAAGAGCTGGTGAACTTATTGAAAGAAGATATTGAAGATTGTGAAAGACAAGCTTCAAATGAATACTTTAGAAAAATAAATAAAACAAAATGAAAGAGACTTGTTCATACGTACTATTCAATTACGATTCAATAAACAATGAAACGTTAATCTTTCCTACTATAAAAGGTAATGCTGTTGAAACTAGTGAATTACCTTTTTGGAATAAATATGATCAATATTTAGCTAAAGATTCCTATGCAAATCTCATTGCAACAGTCACTTTAATCATAACGCTTATTACTTTCATTATTCAAACACATTACTCAAATCGTTCTCAAAAGAAAACTGTCAAAGAGAACTGGTATTTAACTGTAATTGTACAACCAAACTTGATAAATATCGACAATTTCTACAAAGAAATATCTGATAAATTACAAAATGAAATTGAAAAACTAAAAAGGAGCAATAGCAGAAATATTATTTTAGAAAAAGCTAAATCAAACAGAAAACTCCAAAATATAAAAAATACCTTCTTCATTTATTTTGTTACTTTAATACAATCATATAACTCTTCATTAGCTAACGAAGTTGATGCTATCTTAAATAAATTGCAAGACAACAGTGTTACATGGATTGATCAGTACAATAACATCTCAATTGATAATTGCAAAAGAAAAATATATGAAAACAAATCCCAACTAATGGGAATATTATACCAAGATATATCCCAAAACAAAAAGAATATACAAACATAAAGGGATAGGAGCATCCTCTAATGAAAATGCGCAAAATGAGTCTGTAAGCAGAATAAAGGTCTCCTTACCCATGCTTTTACCAAACAAGGAAGTTTAAAATTATTAAGGCAATTTTCCTTCTTTGATATATTTATATGTATAATCAGCCACATTAATGAAAGAACTGGTTCCATTCACTTTTGTGACATAACCAATGCAGCGTTCTCTTAAAGCTTGGTCTTTTTTAAGTTCTCGACGAACTTTACGTTCTTTCATCCATTTTTGGATGCTTCTAAAAAACATTTTCATAAACGCACTATTTTAGTTTGACAATGCGCAAATATAATATTTAAAGTAATATAAAATATGAAATATAGAAATCTTGATAGTACATAAAACATCAAATGGTCGAATTATGGTCGAACCATAAAAAAAAGCAGGACTATATAATTGATATACAGAATATACAACTAGATTTCCAAAAATGTGTCTAGTTTAGTTTTTGTGTTGAAATGGCTTCCTCGTCGGCGGACGAACAAGGAAGCCATTTTATGTATATATACTAACTATTTATATATCGTTTCGAACTTCTTTTAAATAGTAATCCACCCCTTTTATTCCACTTTTTCTTTGTTATCAGTACTTGATTGATTAATACTATTATCTATATATTTTTTCAACTTAAACAAAAAGACTAGAGATGTTATTGAAATCATTATGGCTGCTCCACAAACGATATTCTCAATAGGATCACCCAGCTTTTCAATAACATATTTAATTATATAGCTCATAACAGCAGATCCTATAATTATACAGCTGAAAGATTTCTTAGATATTAAAGGTCTCATATGATTTGAATTTAATTATTAAAATATCTCCATACTAGTTCTAAACCCTTTACGACGGATTTACAATTATACACATTTAATCCCTTAATTCAAAAAATATTTCCACTACATTAAATATTAATCAATATTATACTAAATGTTCAGTATTTGAATATACTTGGTTTTTATTTATTGTCCTTAATTTAGCGGAATACAAATATATTTGCAGAAAATATTCATTATTTTCCCTAACTTTGCAGTGACAAATCTCACCAAAATGGAATTCGACGTAGAAGAATTAAAGAAAGCACTAATAGAGAAGTGCGAGAGTGAAGGTATACTGTATGCAATGGTTGCGATAGACCGACGTACGAAAGAAGTTATTCTTCCCGATACACTACAAGGAGCTTTGAAACATCCGGAATACCTTGTGTGTACTTGTAAGAAGGTGGAAGACAAATATATAGTGGAGGAGATCACGAAAACGTAACTCTCCTCCAGTCTTTTATGTTTTACTCAGCAAGTAGTCCGCTAAGCAAATCGTTGTCTTGCAGATAAGGATTTATGTTACCTGTTGTTTTAGTAGCTCTGTTTTGAATTAATGTATCTCTTTACTCACATCCCCAATATACGATGCAGCCCCTTTATCTATAAACAGTTCTACATTCTGTGCATGATGAGCGATATAAGCCGCAGGACCCGTATCTCCCGAATTACAGATTTCCTCCACCACATCCGCCTTATTCTTTCCGGTAATCAGAAAAATAACATGACGGGCATTCAGAATAGGATATCCGGTCATTGCAATACGCTTCTGCCCATTGCAGGGATGAATACTGACTACATAACTGGAAGTGGAAGTCAAGAGATTCTCCTGTCCTGGAAAAATAGAGGAAGTATGCCCGTCGTCTCCCGCTCCAAGCAGCACAATGTCAAACTCAGGCCAGCCCAATCTGTATGGCAGTTGCTGTTTCACCAATTCGGAGTAACGAACCGCCTCTTTCACCGGCTTAGCTTCGCCACGGATGCGGAATACGTTTTCATAAGGAATGGGGGCTATCCCAAGAAGGAGATTACGCATCATTCCATAATTACTGTCAGAGTCTTCGGGAGGCACACAACGTTCGTCCACCCAATAGATTTTCATACGGTTCCAAGGAGTGATATCCAGATATTCATTCGCCCATAAATCGAACATCAAAGCGGGGGTATTACCTCCACTGACTGCGATGTTGAATATTCTGTCCGGCTCCTCATTCATGAGTTCCACCAGACGAAGTATCAACGCGCGTGAGGTTTCAATCGACGAGGGAAAAACTGCTAATTTCATAATTCACAATATTGATCTGTGTTCGTCAAATTCTTACAAGGATTCGTCCAGTCGGCCCCATGCTCGTGCATCATTGCTTCACTTTCTAGAGGTCCCCACGTGCCTGCCGGATAGCCGTACAAAGGTGCGTCAGGGTTTTCTTTCCAATAGCGGAGAACCGGGTCAAAGAATTTCCATGAGGCTTCTACTGCATCGCTGCGAGTAAATAAGGTCGGGTCGCCCTGAATACAGTCGTCTATCAGGCGTGCGTAAGCGTCGCCACTCGGCACTCCGCCTAACTGTGCATAACTGAAATCCATTGTCACCTGACGGACTTCGAAACCTGCACCGGGCACTTTCATTCCAATCTTAAGCACTATTCCTTCGTTGGGTTGCAAACGAAGAATCAATTTATTAGCCAGAGCGC